GCAGCGATCAGAAGACCAGAGGCCAGGCATCAGGTATCAGGCATCAGATACCGGCCGACGGCCCCAGGCTTCGATCCGCGCATCATGCACGAACTCTGATTCCTGATCCCTGACATCTGGCCTCTGATACCGCGGGGTGGAGCAGCCCGGTAGCTCGTCAGGCTCATAACCTGAAGGTCGCAGGTTCAAATCCTGCCCCCGCAACCAAATTAAGCCGCTAAGTCAAAGACTTAGCGGCTTTTTGATTCCGCCAAAACATAAACATAATCGCCATGGACTCCTCATGGACTCATCAGGGAGCGAAAGAACACGGATTTGGGTCTGGCAGGCGAAATGCGAAATTACTTCGCTCTTGCTTGCGGTTGAATTTCAAAGAGTTGAGAATGCAAATGCCCATCAGCGGGTAGCAAAAGCACCCATCTCCGTCCAGACCTCTTCGAGCATGGCCTGGCGAATCGAAGGATTCGACAGTATTGCGAAGTGCCTTCCTAAGTTTGGGTGGCTTGGCATTTGGAGGTGGATCATGGGCAAACCCTTATCGGCGGATTTACGCGAGCGCATTGTGGCGGATGTGAAGGGGGGTAATACGCGGCGGGGCGCTGCGTCCCGTTTCGGGGTTGCGGCCTCGACGGCGGTCCGGCTTCAGGCACGTTATGAGAAGACAGGGTCTGTCGCCCCGGCCCGCATTGGCCGGCCCCGTGATAGCGGCAAGCTCGGCGCTCATCGCGACTTCATCATCGGCCAGGCGCAGATCTCCTTGTTCCAGATGATCTGCTGGTGCTGGAAGGGGCGTTCTCGTATAATTTCAACCAGGATAAGGCTTGAGGCCTGGAATGGAGTTTCTCTTAGTCATCGGTGGAATCTGGCTGGTGTACTGGCTATTCAGCCGCCGTGGTTCCGCCTCTAGGGCATTTCCGAATGGGGCTGACCCAGATAACTCGATTTTGGAGTTATCATGGTTGTCATGCGCAAGAGCCGTCTGAGTGTTTATAAGCAAGAGCGATTGATGGAGCACTTTGTGTCTGGATCGACGGCCCTGACGACGGCCGGGCGATGCGGAGTGAACCGCAAGACGGCGGCCTATTTTTTTCATCGTCTGCGCGAGATCATTGCTTTTGAATTGGCGGCTGAGAGCGAAGCGCTGTTCGGCGGTGAGATCGAAGTGGACGAGAGCTACTTCGGCGGCAGGCGGAAAGGTCGGCGTGGTCGGGGGGCGGCTGGGAAAGTCCCGGTTTTCGGCCTATTGAAGCGTGGCGGAAAGGTCTACACGAAGATTATTCCGGACGCTTCTTCAGCCACTTTGATGCCGATCATCAAGCGCAAGGTGGTGCCCGACAGCATCGTCTATTCCGACGGCTGGAAGGGCTATAACGCCCTCGACGTGTCGGACTTTCATCACTTCCGGATCAATCATTCCGAACGCTTTGTGGACGACCGCAATCACATCAACGGGATTGAGAATTTTTAGTCTCAGGCGAAGCGCCATATGCGGAAATTCAACGGTGTCCCGAAGGCTCAGTTCGGGCTATATTTGAAGGAATGTGAGTGGCGTTTTAACAACAGTGACCCGGCAACCCAATTGTCGCAATTAAGACAATGGGTTAAACGGCACATAAGGTAGTTATCTGGGTCAGCCCCTTCCGAATTATTCTGGCGCGTATCCGTTTGCGGCGAAGAAGTTTCTGCATTCGTCCGATTTGAACAGATCACAGACCGTTCCGGCGGCCTTCCACAGATCATCGACGGTCCTTGGTCCGAGGCGCTTGATGTGTGTCTTGAATTTCGAGAAGGCCAGCTCGATGGGATTGAGATCGGGCGAATAGGGAGGCAGGAACAACAGCCAGGCGCCCTGGCTTGCGACGGCTTCACGGATGTGCTCGCGTTTGTGCGCGGCGAGATTGTCGAGCACGACGACGTCCCCTTCGCCGAGGGTCGGGGCGAGCTGGGTTTCGATGTACGTTTCGAAGATGTCCGCGTTCATGGGGCCATCGATGACCCATGGCGCGGTCAGGCGATCGCAGCGCAGTCCGGCGATGAAGGTCATGGTTTTCCAATGCCCGTGGGGGATGCCGGCGACCAGCCGCCGACCTTTGGGGCAGCGCCCTCTGAGGCGGGCCATCTTGGTCGTGAGCCCCGTTTCGTCAATGAACACCAGGTTCCCGATCTTCTCGGGATGGGCGCCAAGCCAAGCCTGACGCCGGCGCCAGACCGCCCGCGCCGCCTGTACGTCAGGGCGGCCCCGTTCGTCTGCGTGTGCCGTTTTTTTTGAAGCTGATGTTTCGCGACCGAAGCCAGTCATCGATGGTCGATTTCGGTGCACGAACGCCGTGGACGTCCGGCAAGCGCTCGGACAACTCCTGCAAGATCAGGTCCGGCACCGCCTCGATCCATTTCAGCAGATCCTCGCCGTAGGGGTCGAGGCGGCGCTTGTAGCGCTTGCGCGCTTTCGGCGCCACGGACCCTTCGCTATCGTACTGCCGCACAAACCGTATGGCCGAACTCGGACTGACCTCGAAATGGGCCGCCGCCTGGCGGCGGGACAGGCCCCCGGCCACCTTCCGAACCAGGCGAATACGCAAATCTTGCGAAATCGTCATGACAAAGCTCCCTTGGCTGCCTAAGGCCAAGAGAATCATGAACCCTCTTAACGAAATCTCTGCAAATCCCCACCCGATTCAGATTTCTTCGGAAATGCTCTAGAACTGAGCCCAGCGGTAGAGGCCGAGTAGATTGATCACCGTGAACGCGCCTTGGAGCAAGACGAGGCTCGCTTCCCGATGCATCCAGCCGACCCAACTCCAGAGCAAGGACGACACGAGAAACAGGCCGAACCCGTAAGCCACGATCCCTAGGTTCAAAGCTATGAGAACGGCGCCCGCGACGCCGGCGGCCGTTCCGATCCACTTGGCCGGGCTGAGCAGAGGCGTATCGAAGCGAGCGCGTCTCAAAGGCGCCTCGAGGTCCAGACGACGCGGCCGATGATGTGGACTTCCTCCGCATCACGCTCGTAGGTGTCGTATTCGGGGTTGACCGACTTGATGACGATCTTGGGCGGCTCCGAGTTTGGCTCGTGCTCGATGCGCTTGGCGACCAGCCCCATCCCGTCCCAGATCACGAATATCCCTGGGGGTACGGGCACACGCTGGCTGGTGTCGATGAGGATCCTGTCGCCGCTGGCGAGTAGGGGCTCCATGGAGTCCCCGTCGATGGTGATCATGCGCAAATCGGCGCGGCGCGCGCGGAACTCGTGCCGGATCACGGGATCCGGGAAGAACCACATCTCCTTGGTTTCCTCGAGGCCTTCGTTCAGCGCGCCAGGGCCGGCGGAGGCGCGCACGTCGATCTCGGGGATCGCCATATAGCCTTCCGGCGCCGTAGAAACGTTGCTCGGTTCGACGCGCCCCTCCTTCGGCGCTGCCTTCTTGCGGGGTTTGCGGGGCGGCACCTTCTTGTGCTTGAGCTCGTCGGCCTTGCAGCCCAGGTGTTCCGCGAGCGCCTCGCGATCGTCCTCGGAGAGCACTTTCGGCGTGCCGCGATAGACGAACTGATGCAGGTAGGCCGCATTGCGGCCCATGGCGAGCGACGCGGTTTTCATGTCGGTCGCCGGCTTCCGATCCTTCACCAGCTTGAGGACCTTCAGCCTTACGGGGTCGAGATCCATGTCCTCATTCCTTTGCATCTGCATGATAGGAAATTAACAATCTTTTCCAATTGACGCAATAGGAAACATTCGATTTGAATATTCCTATCATGAAGATGCTGACCGAACAATTCCATTCGACCGTCGAGGAGTTCCTCGAGCGCACCGGCTTCAAGCCCACGGAATTCGGGCGCCAGGCGGTCGGAGACCCCTCTCTGGTCCTGAATTTACGCCGTGGGCGCTCGCCGACGCTGGCGACGGCCGATCGCATTCTGGCCTTCATACGGGAGGCCGACGCGGCGGCGAGCAAGCGCGGTCGCCGGGTGAATGGCAAGTGATTGGGAATTTCCAAAAATGACAATCGAACAGGCGACAGTCAAACATCTGAACCAGGTCGAGCTCTCCCGCAGGTGGAGCTTGAGCCCCCGAACGCTGGAGCGGTGGCGCTGGCTCGGCGAAGGGCCGCGGTTTCTCAAGATCGGCGGTCGGGTGGTCTACCGGCTCGAGGACATCGAAGCCTACGAGGCCGAGCAGATGCGCGACAGCACGGCAGCGACCGAAGCGCCGGCCGTGGTGGGGAGGGCGCGGACATGAACGCCTTCGAGCGCCACGGCATTGACCACCTCTCGCCCTCATCGCTCAATCTGTGGACCGCCGAGCCCGCCCTTTGGGTGATGGAGCGACTGCTCGGGCGCCGGTCGCCGATCAGTGCGACGGCGGCGCGGGGCCGCGCGGCAGAACAGGGTATCCACGACGGCCTGACGCGGCCCGACCGTGATCTGGCGGCCTGTGTCGAGACGGCGGAGCGTGTCTTCGATCGCGATCTGGCGCTCGTCGCTGATGAGCGACGCGAGGCGGAACGCAGGAATCTCGCCGGATATGTGGAACACGGGCTCACGGAGCTGCGTCAGTACGGGGTGCCGACCGCGGTGCAGGAGCGGGTCGAGATCCGCCTCGAAGACGTGACGGTTCCAGTCATCGGTTATATCGACTGGCGGTTCGATCAACACGGTCTGGTCATCGACCTCAAGACCGCAGAACGGCTTCCCTCAGGTATCAACGACAGTCACGGCCGGCAGGGCGCGGTCTATGCGCACGCCCATGGCAACTACGGCATGCGGTTCGCCTATGTGAAACCGTCTCCCGGAAAGAAAGACGGACGCGCCGTCGCGGTCTACGAGATGTCGAGAGACGAGGTCCGCCGGCATCTGGAGGCTCTTCGCCAGATCGCGATCCGCCTCGGCCGGTTCTTGTCCGTGTCCGCGGACGCCGGCGAACTCGCTGGACTGATGGTCCCCAACTACGACGCCTTCTACTGGAACAACGCGACGACCCGGGCGAACGGGGCGGCGGTCTACGGGTTCTGAACATTCGAAGCTGAAAGGAGCGAGGAAATGCCTCTCAATATCGGTGCAAGCGGCAACATCAAGCCCTACGTCAAGTTCAACGCCAAAGCCGACAAGTGGTTCGTGAAGGGAGACGACGGCGACGTCGAGATCGCTCGCCCCACTTTCGTCGCCGACATGGCGAACATCGCGACCGGTTGGCTCCGGTTCCGTGAGGGCGAGGCCCCGGAACGGACCATCGATCCCTCCCTCGATCGCGCCGCGCCGAGCCCTGGCGAGGGCTTCAAGCGCGGGTTCGTGCTCTCGGTGTTCAGCCAGAAGTGTTTTGGCGGGCTGGTGGAGCTCTCCAGCGCGTCCATCCACATGGGAAACGCGATCCGCGAGGTCTACCAGGCGTTCGAGGAAGGCCGCGCCAATCATCTTGGACAAGTGCCGGTCGTTTCCTGCACCGGCTCCGAGCCGATGAAGGACAAATACGGCACCAACTATCGGCCGAAGCTGGAGCTGGTGAAGTGGGTGGACCGTCCGGCAGAGCTTCCCGACGAGTGCCCGGTTGACGCCAGCGAGATCTGGCACGGCGATTCGTCGCCAAAACCAAAGGCGAGCCATGTCCCGCCGCCGCCGGTTTCGGCAGCGGCCAAGCCGGCGGCCGATCCCATGCTCGAGTCCGAATTCTGATCCGGCATTCGGTGTGACGCGAGGGAGGGATCTCATCTTCCCTCGCACCGCCCCGGTATTCGCGATGACCGAGAGCAACGTCCAGCCCATGATCGAGCCTGACCCGAGGCAGATGCTGAGCCATCTTGAGCACCTGTTCGGCGGCGACCTCGATGGATGCCATGAAGGCAGGATCGAGCTTGCCTGGACGGATGCCCGGGATGGTCGGCTCAAACACGCCGCGATCTTCGGTACCGACGAGCTCGACGAGCTGGCCGAGCGTGCCGTGAGCGAGAACCGGGTGCCGGGCCAGAACGTCTATGTCGGGCAGGCCTTGCGCAAGGCGGACATCCCACCCTTCGGCCGTTGCAATGATGACGACTTCCTGGCGCTCACAGCCTTCTACGTGGATCTCGATGACGACGTCCTCGCGACGGCCCGGGTGAATTACCGCCACCGTGGTTGCCCACCGACCGCAGTCGTGGTGACCGGTCGTCATCCGCATGTCAGGGCACAGATGCTTTGGCGTCAGGAAATGCCCGAACGCGACGCCCTGGTTTGCCGGCGTCAAAACGGGGCTCTCTCATCTGCCCTCGGCGGCGATCCGTCCGTCGTCAATCCGAGCCGTGTACTGCGCCTGGGCGGCTCCATCGCCTGGCCGACCAAGCCAGGCCGAGTCATTGAGCGAACCGAATTTCTCACCTTCGACGATGGCCGACCGCGTTGGTACTACCCGGGTCAAATCGCAAAAGCCTTCCCACTGGATGAGGCGGAATCACAGCCGGAGGATGCACGATCACCGGGGTCGGTGGAGCTCAACATCGGTTCCGAATTCGACGGCGTGACCGTGGAGGCGTGCCTCGCGGCGATCCGGTCCGGTGAGCAGTGGCACAACAACCTGGTGCGGCTCACGGGTCACTGGATCGCCCGCGGATGGTCCGACGACGAGATTCTGACCGCGGCCGAGGCCTTGACGCTGCCGGGCTATTCGACCGATCAGACGCGCAGCGAAGTGGCAAGGATGATCGCGGGTGGGCGCGAAAAGTGGAACGCGCCGAACCCAACGCACGAGGTGGCCCAGGCCGACGAGGTTCGCTCGCCACTCAAGGCCGATTTCGTCGAGGATCTCAACGTCGCCATGCTGCCGCGCCGGCGGTGGCTGCTCGGGCGGTCGCTGCTTCGCGGAAACGTCTCGGTCAAGGCGGCGCCACCTGGCGTCGGCAAATCCACCCTCGGTATCGAACAGGCGGTGGCCGTGGTCACCGGCCACGCGATCACCGGCCAGGACGTTCACGAACAGGCCAAAGCCTGGATCTACAACAACGAGGACGACGCAGACGAACTGAGAAGGCGTCTTGCGGCGGTTCTGCAGCACTGGGACGTACCCTTCGGCGAGGTGAAGGGGAGGCTCGCGCTCAATAGCGGCGCCGACCGACCCCTGATGCTCGCGCGAACCGATCGCATGGGTAACGTGGTCCGGCTTCCTGATGTCGATGCCTGCGCACAGGAGATCCGCGAGCGGGGCATCGGGGTCTTCGTGGTCGATCCCTTCATCGAGACCCACGAGGTCAACGAGAACTCGAACGAACAAATCAAGGCCGTGGCCGCCATGTTCCGGGAGATCGCCCGGAAGGGCGACTGCGCTGTCCTTCTCGTCCATCACACGGTCAAGCCGCCCCTGGCCTCCAGCGACGGTCATGCCGGCAACATGAACACGGCGCGCGGGGCGAGCGCGCTCACCGGTGTGGCGCGCATCGTCCAGACCCTGTTCTCGATGAGCGCCAAGGATGCGGAGCGATTCGGCATCGCCGACGAGGACCGACATCTCTATGTCCGCCTCGACGACGCCAAGGCCAATGCCGGTCTGATCACGAACAAAGCGGCGTGGTTCCGACGCGTAGGCGTCACCATCGCCAATGGCGACGAGGTTGGCGTCCTCGTGCCTGAAGAGCTGGAGCCAACCGCGGACCAGGTCGACGACGATGACCTGCATCGGACGGTCATCGCCTGCCTATTGGCGCGAACGACTGATCCAGAGATCACGCTCAATGCGGCGGCCAAGCTTCTCGCCTGGGGCGGGGACGAACGGTTTGCCCGATATCGGGAACCCGATGCCAAGGGCAATCAACGGGCGAGCCGCCCGTTCCGGGAGGTGCTCCTGAAGGCGTGCCGCAAGAGGATATGCATCGTGAGCGGCGGCCTTTCTCAAGGTTTCACCTGTGACGAAAAACGAAAACCCGTGACCCTCAGGCGTTTCGAGAACGCGGCCTCGGCGGTCGATATCGCTTCCCAGCAACCAGAGTTCATGGAGGACATCTGATGGCGATATCCGAGCGCGGTCTGTGTGTACCCGAGAGCCGGTGTGGACAGCCGTCCACACGCCTCCACACAAGGAAAACCGCGGGTGTGGACGAATTATGTGGACGCGCGTCCACACCGCGCCCGAAATCCGCGGAAACCTTGAGTGTGGACGTGTGGACCGTGTGGACTCCCTATAGGGAGACGGCGGCGTCCACACGCCGGCCGCCCGTCCTTCCTCGGGAGGCACGGTCATGACGCGCAGCTCTCGAACCGCCGGTGTCGTCGGTTCCGATCCGACGACCGATCCGATGGCGCCATCGGCCTATGTGATTCAGGCGATCGTCGATGGACTGGATGAGATCGCCCTCGGGATGGAGCGCAAGTGGGGCGTCGGGCGATTGCGGCGGCTGGTATCGGATCTGCTGCGCTCGAAGTTCGATGCCCAGAAGGACAAGCTCGACGCCGCGCTCCAGACCGATCGCGAGAGCTATGTGCGCGCCCAGGCGGAAGGAATGAAGCGGGCGTGGGCGGCGCTGGATCGGGCGGCGCAGGAAGACGGTCATCGGCCGCTCTCTCCGGAGGTCTGGGAATGCGTGCTGCCGTCCTCTGGCGAAGTCGTGTCCATCGTCCGAACCGACGCCGAGGCCCATCAGGTCTGCCGCGAGTGTCGCGTGTTCACGCTCGAGGAGCTGGGACGCCTCATCGATGGGCTGCCTGACGCCGTTCTCGAGACCAAGCGGGTGTTCCCTGGCGCCAAGGTGACCCGCGTCAGCAAACCGGAAATCGATTGGGAGAAGGGTGATGAACTGCCGTTCTGACACTGCGCATGTGCCTCTGAAGGCGGTTGAGCCCGCCGGCGACAGGCGCCCTGTGGTGGTCGCCATGGATCTTGGTACGCGCACCGGCTGGGCGGTCCGCCTTGAGGATGGCGCCATCGCAAGCGGCATGTCGGAATTCCGGCCCGGGCGCTTCCAGGGCGGTGGCATGGCATTCCTGCGGTTCAAATCCTGGTTGGAGGAACTTCATCGGACGTCTGGCCCGATCGACGCCGTGTTCTTCGAGGAGGTGCGTCGCCATCTCGGTACCACCGCCGCCCACATCTATGGCGGCTTCCTCGCTCATCTCACCGCCTGGTGCGAGCAGCGGGGCGTTGCCTACGAGGGCGTGCCGGTCGGCACGATCAAGCGCCACGTCACGGGCAAGGGGAACGCTGGCAAGGACGCCGTCATCGCCGCCGTGACGGCGATGGGTTTCGAGCCGTCCGACGACAACGAAGCCGATGCCTTGGCGATTCTGAGTTGGGCGCTCGCCAGCCGTTTCGGGGAGGACGCACGATGAACGGAGAGATGCTGCTCAAGCACGCGGCCGGCGTGGTCGCGAACCGGCGTGAGACCTATGGCGAGCCGGAGCGGCTGTTCGAACAGATTGCCAAGCGCTGGTCGCTCGTCCTCGGCATCGAGGTGACACCCGCACAGGTCGCGCTTTGCCTGATCGATCTCAAGCTCGCCCGTCTCACGCGGGATCCGCGTCATCTCGACAGCATCACCGATGTCGCCGGATACGCCGCCTGTCTTCGTGAGATCGGGAGATGAGGTGGCACCCGAGAGGTTATGGTGGCGATCGACCGAGTCCGGAGGAAATCAAGCGCGAGGGGTGGCGTGAGCAGGGTGTGCTCGTGATCGCCGAGGACGACGACCGGCTGACCTGGCCGGAGCGGGAGTTGGTCCGGCAGCTCGGCGCGAAGCTCTACGGAAGGCGAGACGGCGGGGAGCCGCGCCGTGGCTAAGTTCCAATGGACGCCTTCGCTCGTGGAAGCCCGGATCGTCGAAGCGGTCGACGTTCTAAAGCGTCTGCCTGAGGAGCGTATGCAGGGCTACTACTCGACTTGGCCTCGGATCGTGCCGGAGTTCTCGGACCTGGTGGGCCAAGAGGCCCCGCGCCTAAAGCGGCCCCCACCATCGCCCGGAGCGATTAGTCGTATGGAAGAGACGCTCGAATGGCCGAAGCTTCTGGAGCCTCAAGACGCTCGTATTCTCTGGCTACGCGCGGCGGGCGAGCGCTGGAAAACGATCTGCTGGAAGGTTGGCTTGCAGCGCGCCGCTGCTCATGAGCACTGGCTCTATGGGCTATGCGTGCTGGCCTGGAAGCTGAACGGGCGGCACGTGCCGTCCAAAAGATCGAAGCGCTACGTGATCACCATGGTTCGCGAAGCCGAACCTTCAATTGAGATCGAGAGCTAGTCGTTGGTCAGTTCGGTGCAGCACTGAGGACGCGGGCGCATTGCTCTGAGCGCGCGTTCAGCGCATCTGTCATCCGAGCGATGATAGGATGATCGAGTCCATTGGTCTTGGCTTCGTCGATGGCTTGGGCAAAGGCGGTCGGTATCGTATCGGCCATGGATATTCCCATGTCCAAGACCTCGGCCGACGGGAGGCGCACTTCTGACGCGAATTTGGCCCAGTGGCGCGCGTAAACGTCCTCGAGCAGGT